TTTTGTTTATTTTTTTTTTCAGCAAACTTTTGAAAGTGTGGTTTGGCACTGGTACAGTGGCCGCAAAAGTTTGCTTGAACCATAACGACACATGTTTTATTTTTAAAATGTTTAAGGTTCAAGTTACTATTAAAATCCTCGGCCTCTAGGTATAGGACAGGGGAAAGTAGATACGACATTTATTACTCTGTAAAATTTTGAGAGTAATAAATGGAGTCAGGCACAAACAATGGATGGACTACGGTTGTTGGTAAGAAACAACAATATCGTAACAAATTTTCAATTCCAAAGGTTACCGATACCTCTTCAAGCGTTAGTTCCGAAAAGGTTGTCGTTGACTATAAAATTGAAAAAATAATTATAAAAAGGAATGGTACAACTAAAACATATTGAGCTTAATAAATTTAATGCTCTAAGAATAGAGCATTAAAAATAATATATTATTGAACATTGTATTTTTGGTCGTTGATGGTCATCATCTCGTTGACGAGTTCTTCTTGGGTAACCTCGGACTCTTCAAGATCTATATTGTTTCCGCTAAATTGAACATTTTTAGCCTTAAGTTCATCCTTAATTCGGTTATATAAAGTTTTAGAGTTTGGATTAGCTTTAAAATCAAGTAAAATTTCCATATCCGGAAATAGGGTTCTTTGCGTCCTAATTCGACGCTCTGTGTACCCAAATTGAGCTCTGATGGTATAGTATTGATAATGTTGGCTATCATTTCTTTTAAGTAGAACAAACCTCTCTTGTTTGTCTTCGTTGGCTGGAAGAGGTGCGCGATCTTCGACCGCGATGCCCAACTTACGTTGAATATTACTATTCTGCTTTTCAAGACATTTAACATTTTTCTCGAGTCCTTTGTTACTATCAAGTAGCTCTTCATTCTGATCTTTGACTTCTTCCAGAGAGATACCTAAAGATCGCATGTATTCTTCTTGTTTTTTCATTGTTAGGTTCATATTGGCCATCATTTGTTCCAAATCTGTAATTTTTCTTTGAGACTCGCGATGGTTAAAATAAAGCGTATATTCAACATACGTTTTAAGGAGCTCTTCAAGGTCAATATAATACTGGCGGATGATGTGACCGTTTTTAGTTTTGAGTTGCATTATAGCCATTTTAAGGTCTTTTGGTTCCATAATTAAGAATTTAGCACATGCTCGAGCTCCTTCATGTGGTAATAGTTGAAGTTCGTGCTTAAAAGTCGGATAATCCTCTATTTCCTTATCTTTTTGAGTCAATTCACGGAAAGAAATAGAGTTGTTCTTCAACATTTTTTTGAAACACTTTTTCTGGTTAAAGTATTCACCTTCATAGCCAAACCATTCCAGAACCAGTCTTCCCACAAGCGAAGACTGGTTTCCAACCACTACTTGCCAAAAGTAGTCAAACATGACCATATTCAACTTAAACTTTGTAACTTCAATAAACTCCATGATATCAAGGAGCTTAAAGCTTTTATCCAAAGCTTTACGTACCTTAGGGTTACTTGAACCATTTTCAGTATCAATTGTTACCCCTAAGAAGTTGATCTTCGTATTATTTAGGTTAATATGTTCCATATTGTTATCTTTATTTTCATCATCATTTTTAATAAAAAATTCATTTTGTGTTTGTCGAACTTCTTCCAAAATAGTATAAATTGTGGGTCTCGAAACCTTAAATTGTTGAGACAACTTAGATACTGGTACACCCTTTTCATGTAAAGAAAATATTTCCTTACGGCTGTCTTCCGATAGCCTAGATTTAACATTTTTAGTCTCCATTTATTATTTGTAAAAAAATAATTTAAAAATAAAGTAACTCTAAACAAAAATGTTAAGATAACACACAAGAGCCAAGACCAGCCAAATCTTCCCTATAATAAATATGAACGACAACGACAACACTATCAATATCAGACCTTTAGACTTGGATCTCTTGAATCCGAACCCTAGAAACTACATGGACCCGAACCAGGGCGGGTCTAAAATTTTTATCATAGGTAAGCCTGGTAGTGGCAAATCTACACTTATAAAAGCGTTGTTCTACAACAAGAGTCAGATTATACCGGTCGCCTTAGCGATGTCTGGTACAGAGTCGGAGACTGGGTTTTATAAAGAGTTTATACCAGATGCTTACATCTTTGATGAATATGACCCTGAAGCTCTATCAAACTGTATCGTTAGACAAAAAGGTGCCAGGCAGCATATGTTGTGCCCGTGGACAATGCTTATAGTCGACGATTGTATGGACGATCCTAGCGTGTTCAATAAACCACCACAGCCTGGTCTATTCAAGAACGGCCGACATTGGAAAATGTTGTACATAGTTTCACTCCAGTACGCTCTTGATGTAAAACCTCACATAAGATCAAACATTGATGGAGTCTTTATATTCAGAGAGTCAAATGTGGCCATACGCAAGAGGTTGTATGAAAACTATGCTGGTATCATACCATCCTTTAGTTTATTCGAACAAATAATGGATACTATCACCGGTGACTACACGGCGTTGTACATACAAAATGCTACCAATACCAACGATTGGAAAGAGTGTGTTTTCTACTACAAGGCACCATTAATAGACAACTTTAAATTTGGTTGTCAAGAGTACCGTGGATATTCAGATAAAATTTTAACAAGAAAATAAATTTTTTAATGCTCTTTTTGAGCATTAAAAATCTTAATTATTTAAACATCATATTTTTGGTCATTGATGACCTTCATTTCTTCTATTAACTCGTCTTCTTTTATGGCTTCATTCAAGTCTATGTTATTACCCTCGAAAGTGACACCTTTGGACTTAAGGTTATCCTTAATTCGAACATATAAAGTTTTAGAGTTTGGATTGGCTTTAAAGTCCAAAAGAATTTCCATCTCAGGAAATAAGGCTTTCTGAGACCTTAGTTTTCTTGAAGTATATTCGTTTTGAGCTCTAATGGTGTAATATGGTAGGTAATCTGGAGCGTTCCGTTTAATAAGAACAAACCTCTCCTGTTTCTTCTTGTCGTCTGGGAGAGGTGCTCTATCTTCGACCGCAATGCCCAACTTTCGTTGAACTTTCTTTACCTCCTTGGTGAGTCCCTTGTTGTTGTCTAGTAGCTCATCGTTCTGATCTTTGACTTCCTCAAGAGAGATACCTAGAGATCGGACATAATCAAGAAGTTGATCAATCTTATCGTCTTTAACCTTTATAATATGAGACTTTTCCTCGTTTTCTAAGGTTAATTTTTCCATTTCTTCTTCAATCGTTTTAATTTTATTTTTAAGCTTGGTCTTATCCATCTTTTTAAATTCTTTAACAAAGTGGTTGATTACGACCTTGTTACACTTATCGTAGAACTCTATTGAGATCCAAGAAGATATATCCAAGATTAATTCTTTAGGTACGTATGTACCTGTAACTTGTTTATTAAGTTTATCGTTATTTTGAAGCTTAACTTCGTAGCTGCCGCCAGAATTCTGGCGGCAGCTTTTATGGTAGTATTCAACCATCTTTTTTGATTTTTCTAAAACCTTCCAATCTCTGAAGCGTTTTCCACCTTGATCACACAACTTGGTTGCATTAAAGTATCCGGTAGCCTTGTCTATAACCAGTTTAAAGTCCCCGAATACACCGTAATAAAATGTATCTTTGATACACTCATAAATACACTCTGTAAGCTCAAAGTTATCCATATTTATAATCTAAATTTTTTATTACAAAAAATCATTTTTTATTTACACTAACAAAATTTTTAATGCTCTTTTTGAGCATTAAAAATAAATTTAAAAACTATTCAATAACTTGGTTAATGCAAACTTTAAATTTTTTAATTTCTGACAACTGTCCATTTTTCTTTTTTATGGTTAAAATGTACTCGTTTTTACACTCTTCGTATATATCCTTTAATGGTACACCATAGGATTCAATAGTGTACTTAATTCCATAGTTTAAATTTTGAAGAGCTTGGTCTAAATTAAGTATTTCTACAATTTTTGACGCGGCATTTTTCTTGGCAATTTTTAATGTTGAACCTTCACCTATTTCAACACACTTTTCAAATGTACAACTGACTTGGAAAGTAGGATGGTGATCTTCGCCACATTTTTTTAAAGTTTCAAAATATGGAGGGGTCAACTTTAATTTTTGACAGTATAGATTAATTTTCGAAATAGAAGTCATTTCCATCTTTATTGTATTAGTTTTTTTATTTAAAAATTTCATTTTTTTCTTTAATGGCTTTAAAAGCCATAAAAGAA